GATATTAATAATTATATCTCTAATTTTAATAATTTAAGTATGTTATCTAAATCTATATTCATTCATATATATTATTTATTTAATCTTAAAAGCGATAATTTTTCATTATATAATCAATGGTTAACTGAATTAGCAACATTCTTTAATAACAATACAATTAGTAGTATATATAGATTAATAGTATTACTTTATAGTTTAGTAATACAAAATGATATATTTATTAATTTACTTAATGATAATGCAAATCATTATATTACTGATTTTTGGGACAATAATTAAAAAGAAAGGAAAATAATATGGCTGATGTTATAAGTTATGATCCACATTTAAATGAAGTCATTGAATTATTATTTGAATATATAAATTGGATGACTGAATATGATGCTGCAGAAACAGATGCTGAAAGATCTGCTTTACAAGGTACATTCTCTCCTGCAATAGAAGCCATGTTATTAGAAAATAAAGAAGATTCAGAAAATTACTTTTCAGTAGTATTAGATCAAGGGATATATAATACAGATGATTATCTTAAATTTAGAACTTTTTTAATATATTGGTATGCTGGTTTTAAAACTTTAAATTATGAAGAAAAAACTAAATCGGATATTGATATTGTTGATAAAGATTTATTATTACAATCACTTGGTTATACTTTATATTATTTACATAATGATGCTAATAAAAAAATATTAAGTACTACTATTTCAGATTTATATTCTATTAAAGGTTCTCCATTATCTATACAACAAGCATTTACTTTATTAGGATTAAATAATTTTACTATATATGAATACTGGTTATATGTTTCATCAGATAATACTACATTATATTTACAACCAGAAGCTATTACTGATACTAGTTTAGTTACTTCATTTGATAATGCATATAATTTTTTAACTAAAAGTTTAAGTTCAGTTACTGTTGATGATCCACATTGGTATTATACTGAATCAGAAATTATTAGTATTAATGATTCTGAACCTCTTGGATTACCATCATTAACTCCTTATATAGGATTAGCTTCTGCTAATGATTGGATATATCAATCTAAATTAATTATGTCCAGAACAAGTAGAATTATTAAAATGCAATATAATGAACTAATTAATAATAATATACAACCTCCAAAAATATATTATTTTTCACCATTAGATAGTAATTTATCAATTCTTGAAATAGTATTATCATTATCATATTTATATAATACTATATATGGTAGAACTAATGAGCCACAAAGAAATGGTATTGATGAATTTATATATCAATTTCAAGGAGATAAAAATATTCTAACAGATGATGTTGTTTTTATTAATGAATTTAATGATGCATTTAGAGTGCCAAAAACAAAACAAGAAAGAGAAGATTTATTAGAACAAGAAAAACATGATTGGATGACTTTACAAAAAGAAATTGGTTTTGATCATAATGATTTAATAACAATATTAACTAATAATTTTCCAGAATTAAAAAATAAATTAGATGAATATATTAGCGCTTCTATGGGAGTATTTGCTTTAAAAGAAATACTTGGATTATTTGATTTATATGTCAGATATGATATGGGAATAGCTAACTATTCAGCATTATATATGATAGAAGATCCTTTATCAGGTCAAGAAGATGCAGTTAAAAAAGTTCTTGATTTTTTCAAACCATATCAAACTAGATTAATTGAATATTCTACTTATTTAATAATTAATGATATACCTGGTAATTATTTCTTAATGGATGATAGTTTATTTCTTATAATTAAACAATATATTAATGATGTATATGATCAATTAGTAGATGGTCCAGGTCCACATATTACAGTATTTCAAAAGTTTAAAGATATTATAGGATTTGAATCTTTTAGTCCTGAAAATAGATACCTTTATGATATACTATGGTTTGATCTTATAATGTTAACTATTAATCAATATATTAAAGAAGTTTATATAGATGTAATGGATGACAGAATACAAATAAATATGCAAAAAATATTAACAAGTTATTATAATAATTTAATAAATGATCAATTAAAACTTATGGCAAATTTAACTTTTAAAGATAGAATTAATTATAATAATAGCAATGCTATTTATGATTATTTATGCTTTGATACTTTTCAGTTACGGAACAAAAATAAATATTTTGATAGTTATACATCATACTACAATGATAGTGTTACTATTCAAGAAATAATTTTATAATAAAAAAGGTTTGGAGGTTATTTTCTAATGTCAAATATTAAACGACAAGTCATAGCAATATCTGACAATGAACAAAAGAATTTCTATGATAAAGTGAAAACCAAATCAATTCCTTATGGAGGATTTGTTTCTATTGTAGATAAAAAAACAGGTGAACTATTAGTTGATAAAAAAGAATTCAAATTAATAGATGATACTATTAAAGGTAAAGATAATCTAATAGTTTGGAGTGGTAGAGAAATAGTACCACAAAAATTATTTAACGTTGATAGAATATCTGGTTCAAATGAAAAAGATCTTTTCATTTGCTGGTTTGGTCTTGGTACTGGTGGAGCTGATCCACTTGATCCATTAAACCCAATATCACCAGATAGTTCAGATACTGCTTTAAATAATGAAATAGTTATAGATTCTAGTGATCCTTTAAATGCAGATGGTGGTAGAAAGAAACCTTTTGATGCTAATATTGAATTCTTACAAGATACTGCTAATGGAAGCAAATGGTTAATTTCAAAAGCAACTATTACTATTAATGATACTGATGCTAATGGTAATGATTTAAGTGAAGCTATGTTATATTTAGCTGATACTAATGATGCTTCTACTGTTACAACTTTTAAAGCTTGGGCTAGAGTTACTTTTTCAACAATTAGAAAAGATTCTGATAGAGAATTAATATTTCTTTGGTTTGTATACTTTTAAAATAATGCATATTGATTGAACAAAAGTTATATAATTAAAAAATAGGAGGAGTTATATAAAAATGGCAAACATAAGTCCTGGTGTATATGTAAAAATTATTGATAATAGTGAATTTATAAATGAAGTTCCATCTATTACAATGTTTGTCCCATTCTTTTCTGATAAAGGGATTGATAATAAATTGGTTTTTCTTAATGGTACTAAAACATTATTGACTAAATTTAAAGTAGATAATATTTTAAATCAAGGAAAAGAATTTAGGGAAGGCTATTTATGTCTTAAAAATTGGTTAGCAATTTCTGGTTCTGCTTATGGTATGAGAGTTTTACCACCTGATGCAACATATTCTAATATTTTAGTTTCATTAAAATTAGATCCAACTAATAACTATTGGATTATATCATTAGAAAATGTAACTGGTGTTCAAACTAAAGCAGAAATTGAAACTATAGTTAATACTACTAGTACTACTTCTAAACCATTATATATGTTATATGGTATTGGTAGAGGTGAATACTATGATAAAGTTAGTGTTAATTTTGTTGATGCTGTAAATGCTGATGATCAATACTATATTGATATATATTTAGATGATGCAGATGGTAGTGCAGTAATGGCAGAATCTAGATTAATTTCATTTAAAGAAGATATGGTTGATGATACTGGTGAAAGTATTTATTTAAAGGACGTATTATCTTTCTATTCAGATTTAATTTATGCTAAAATGAATGATACTAATATTATTGAATATTTAAATGCTGCTTTTAATTCTATACCTATTGAAGTATTATATGAATTATCTGATCCTGCTGGTCATACTGTTATAAATAATATGGGTTATTGGACTGGTGAAAATCCTAGTGGAGCTTTTTCTGGTCATGTTAATGAAGTTGCAGTTTATGATGGTTCTAATTGGTCATTTACTGATATCGTTAGAGGTGCTGCTTTTAAATATGCTAATGCTATTTCAGTTGTTACTGATCCAAGTACTTTAACATTAGATGAAAATAATCATCTTGATAGATATTATGTAGGTAGTGGTGCTACTGGAGCTTTTGCTGGACAAGATGGTAAAGTTGCAGTATATCATCAAGCATTTGATTATTTAACTCCTGAATGGACTTTTGAAGATATGTCTAGTTATATGTTTGATGGTGATACATTAAATCCTTTTGATAGATTCACATCAATATATTCAGCAGCCAATTCTAATGATAGTGATATTAAACATCTTAATGAAGGAAGTCAAGGTTCTTTAATGAATTCTGTAACTGGTAGAATTGATTCTAGTATTGCTACTCAATATTTAGTAAAATCATATAATGGTGAAATTGATAGTAAAGTTATTAATACTGAATTTGTTTATTTTCCATTTACATTTTGTCCATATCCAAAAGATGTAAAAGATGCTGCACAAGCAATGGCTCAATATATTAGAAGAGATACTATAATTATTACAGATGTTGGTGATAATAATTCTCCTGATGTTGATATATTAAGACGGCAAAATGAATTTGCTTATAATACTTATTTTGTTGCATTATATGGTAATTATACTAGAGTTTATAATTCTGATATTGGTAAAGATATTTGGGTATCACCTTGTTATCATATGTCAACAGTTATTCCTTATACAGAAACTATTGCTGAATTATGGAGTGCACCAGCTGGTATTGCAAGAGCTTCATTACCAAATGTTAAAGAAGCAAGATATGAACCAGAACTTGGTGATAGAGATAATCTTTATAGAGCACAAATAAATCCAATAGTTCATTTTAGAGAAGGTTTTATAGTATGGGGACAATTAACTTCACAAACAAAAGCTTCTAGTTTACAAGATATTAATGTAGTTGTTACTATACTTTATATTAAGAAAGCATTAAAACAATATTGTAGAAATTATGTATTTGAAAATAATGTACAAGAAGAAAGAGATAAAATATATAATACAGTTGATGAATTTTTAAAGTCAATTAAAGATGATGGTGGTTTATTGAAATACTCACTTGAAGTAGTAGATGATGATTATCATTATAAAAGAAAAATAGTACCTGTTAATGTAATCTTATGGCCTACTAAAATCATTGAAAAAATTGAATTGAATCTTTTCGTAAGATAAAATTTATTTTAGAATATAAAATGGGATATTATTAAATTAATATCCCATTTTTTTACATTAAAAAATACTTAAATATGTAAAATGATAGAACAAATAGTAAAACTAAAATAAGGAGAATTACGATGTCTATCATTATTAATATTGCTGTTGCTTGTATCATACTGGCTATGTATCGTTTAGACAGTAATAATGATATTGTATTCTCTATTATATTATTTAATATCGGAATAATACTTGGTTATTTATATAAAAAATAAAGTTTAAAATTTTTAAGGAGGTCTTAAAATAATGGCCCTTACAAATGAACAATGGGATGCTATACAAACAAGAGGTGTAGATCCATTTAGAGCTGTAGAATCGAATGAAGTTAATAAACATACTAGAATTGTTTCTCTTGGAAGAGATTTAATATTAACTGGTGGAGAATGTGATAAAGGTTCTTGGAATATAGTTAATATTACTCAAGGTCAATTTATTAAAGATGATGTTTATATATCTATAAATAATACGATATTTTTATATTTTGATGATCCATTAAATTATGTAGTAGTAGATGGTAATGGAATGGATTATGCAGGTGAATATTATGTTGTATTAGAATATGTATATTCAGAAGCTAATCCTCCACATATTGCTAAAATTAAAATTGCTAAACATTTTTCAGATATTACTGATTGGCATATTATACTTGCTAAAGTTACTGTAATATGGAATGCTACTGAATCTAGATATGAAATTGATACTGTTGATAATTCTGTATCAACTCCTTGGAATTTTGAAAATCCTGGGTTTTCAATTTTACCTATATATCCTAATCCAACTGATGTAGTACAAGTTGGTCCTGGTAAATATATCAAATTAGACCATTCTGGTGGCGTATTATATGAAGGTGGAGTATCTCCAGCTTTTGACCCTGTGACTGCTACTGGTCAACATCGTTATGATTGGCTTTGTATTGATGATAATAAAGTTCTTTCTATTATTAAAGGAATAGAATATTCTAATCCTGGTAATCCTGCTGAATTAGCTCCGTCATTAGTAGCTTCTAAATATGGATTAGGTATTATACATATTTCAGAAACTGGTGCTGCTGGTGATGAAGTTAAAATTGAACAAGCTGATATAGTTAGATTTGCTGAAGTAATGAATTCTGGTGTTGATATTAGTGGTACTATTACTTGGTTATCATTATTAGATACACCAAATAGTTTTTCTGGTCAGGGTGAAAATGTTGTAAGAGTTAAATCTGATGAAAGTGGTTTAGAATTTATTTCTCATTTGCAAGCATTTGGTGTTATTAATCATGAATTAGAAACTAATTGGAATGGTACTGATGTTGAATGGCAATTACCATATATTCCTGATCATAATCATTATATAAGAATTACATCAGATGGTGTTCAAATGGAAGAAGGTCAAGATTGGGATTGGAAATCTGGTGCTTTAGATACTATTGTATTTGCTACTCCACCTACTAATTGGACCGACTTTATTGAAATGTATTCTGGTGGTTCTTTTACCACTTTTTTAGATTTAGTAGATACTCCAAGTACTTATGTAAATAAAGGTCTATTTAATGTAAGAGTTAAATCTGATGAAACTGGTTTAGAATTTTATGAAGATAATACTACTTCTGCAGTTGAAGTACATGATCCATTAGATGATTCTGTTTATGTTTCTGAATTTACTTATATTAGACCTACTGATGGAAAAAGAGCTTTACATTTTCCTGGCGGAGATAGTCCTTCATTTGCACCAGTATCATCTGGACAAACTAGATATGATTACTTAGTAATTGATGATAATAAAGTTTTATCTATTATACAAGGAGTTGAACAAGTAACTCCTACAAATGCTTATGATATGGCACCTGATATTCCTTATGATAAACTTGGTATTGCTATAATTAGAATTACTGAAGATACTACTGTTTTAATTAATATAGATGATATAATTATAGCTACCGAAAGTCTTAATAAAGGTGCTGGACAGTATCCTACATTTTTGCAATTAAGTGATGTATCTGATTCTAATTATACTGGAATGGCTAAAGATTATACTCCTTTAGTTAATGCAGCAGAAACAGGTCTTGAATTAAAAAATAGAAAAGTGATTGAAACTGCTGGTAATCAAACTAATTCATTAAGAGTCGGTTTAGATAATATGCTAAAAACAAATATATATCATGATGGTACTGATGGATATATTAATACTGAAACTGGTGATTTATATTTAGATTCTGCAAGTGGTGATATTAGAAGTCATGGACAAATATATAATGCTGTATATAATGATTATGCTGATAGTTTACCATTATTAGAAGGACAAATTAAAGTACCAGGAAAAGCTTATTGTGTAAATTCTCAAGGTAAAGCTTATATCTGTGATAGAAGAGGTGCTATAAATACTATTGGTATTTGCTCTAATGTCTATGGATATTGTTGTGGTCAAGATGGTGAAGGATTTGTTGAAATAGGTGTTGCTGGTTGGGTTCCTGCTTTATGTGATAAACAAACTTATTTACCAGGTACTAGATTAATTGCTAATGAATCTGGATTATTAACAGAAGCTTTAACTGATGAGGAAAAATTAAATGCTATTGCTATATTCATGTATAATAGAGGAGATGGAAAATCATGGTGCAAAGTTCTATAAAAGAACTATATAATCCTAAACATATAATTAATAATTTTAATGATATTGAATTTGAAAATGTTAATGTCTTTTTACATTGTATTCAATATGATTATTATAATTATATTAATAAAAATGCTTCTATTATTAAAATCAACATAAATAGTTTAGAAGAATTAAATACGTTATCTAATTTGTTAGAAAAAACTAATCTTTATAATATGGTAACATTAAATTTAAAATTCTCTAAAGATTGTTTTTATAAGGTTCTTGAAGATTCTAATAATAAAATTTATAATTATATATATCCAATTAATATAGACTTTATACCAGAATTAACAACTAAAGAATTACTTGAGAAATATCCTCATTTTAAAAATTGGTTTAGCAAAAAACCAATTATAATTGATTATGAAATTGAATATAATAATTTTATTGATAGATTTAATAATGTTATAACTATATTAAGAAATAAACAATGGAGATTTTTTAATTTTAAATTTGATTTTATATCTTTTGAAGAAATGAAAATTAAAGAATATGCTTTATTAGAATTCTGGATTAATCATATTATTAGTTGGACATCAGATTCTAGAAATAGAAATGGTTTAGTTTTTAATTATTCTAATAAATTTATTAAAACAGTCTATATTGATAATAAACTTAATCTTAAATATAATAATAATGGTGAAACATTCTTTAACATATATAATAGTATAAATAAAAATGGAGAAGATTTTTCTAATGAAGAATTATCTAAATTACATCAATATTTAGAACTTAATGAATCTAAATGTTATTTTATTTTAAAATCTAAATTATTTAATTGGTGTATTTTAGATTTTGATCAGAATCTAAAATTAGAAACTTCTATAAATGAGATTCCTATTATAACACAACTTGTAGGTGGATTATTAATAAATGTCTAATTACTTTCAGATTCCAGCAACTGATTTATTATTAACTAATAAATGTAATATGCAATGTAAATATTGTTTTGAAGATGATAAAAAATCTGGTTGCGATCTTAATGATAAAACTTTCAAATTTATAATTGATAATAATATAGTTAAATTAATTTCTCCTTTTGGCGGTGAACCACTTATTAAGTTTCCATTGCTTTTAAATAATTATAAATATTGTAATGAAAATAAAAATATTCAAGATATACATATTAAAAATTACATAATTACAAATGGATTATTAATTGAAAAACATATCAAAGAAATTAAAGAAAATAATTTTAATTTACAAATTAGTTTAGATGGCATTAAAGAATCTAATCATAATAGAATTACAAAAACAAATATTAATAGTTATGATATAGTTATGAATGCTATTGAATTATGCTATAAACATAAAATTAATTGGAGTATACATGGTGTTATTCTAAAAGATACTATTAAATATATATCTAGAAACTATATTTTTACTTTTAAATTATATCAAAAATATTATGGATTAAAAGAAACTATTAAAAGAATGGATGGTAATTGTTTTTCAATTGCCTTTGAAGAAGAATATTCAGATTCTGATATTGATTTATTTTTAAATGAATATTCTAAAATTAATAACTATATTAATAATGTAAAAGATTTAACTAAAGAAAATAAAAATCAACTTAAAAAATATCTATTTTCACATATATCAAAAATCTGTTCAGCAGGAATGTCTTTTTCTGCTTTAGATGGTAATTTGGATATTTATCCATGTCATAGATATTCTTTATCAAAAGATTTTAATAAATTCAAACTTGGTAATATTAAAAATATTAAACAATTTGATTTAAAAACAATTAAATTATATAACACTTTATTTAGATTACAAAGGAGAAATCCTATAATGTATTCTAATAATAATTTTCAATTTAAAGTTTCTAATAATAGAACTAATTTATTATATTATTATTGTCCAGCAAGTAATCATTTTATTTCTAATAATCCTTATTTTATACCAAGTAAATATAGTATATTAATTCAGAAGTTATCAATATTATTAGAAACTTTTTTAAATAATAAGGAGGAATCTAAAAATGATTAATATAGGTGATCTTATTTTACCAATTGATATAAATACAATTATAGATAAAATAAATGCAGAAGGTGTTAGAAGGGATGTTACTACTCCAGTATTTGATCATAGATTACAAGATCATGAAATTGATAAAGATACAATATATAAAATGGCACAAAGAAATGAACTAATAAATAATAATCATTGTTATTGTGAAAGTGATCCTACTATGTCAATTCATCATGGTGGAGATGTATTACCTTTAAATATTAATTCTTCAAATATAGATGGTGAAATTGAAGAATCAGATATTAATGGTTTACTAACTGATATTAATGCTATGTCAGCTCAAACTAATTGTTCAATACATGAAAATCATTTTACTACATATTATTGTGATTATAATGGTTGTCATGATGGTTGCTGGTCTGTTTGTGGTGTTCATACATATGGACTTAATTGTGCTACTGATTGTCATTGTCAAAATTATTGTTCATATGTTGGGGACGGTAGTTGTTATTGTCATAATGTATGTCCATGTCAAAATGTCTGCTCTTGCGATGCTGTTTGTAATTGTGAATTTGTAACTTAATAAATTTTAAATATAAATAAGGAGATATAAATTATGGGACTTAATAAAATACCTGGTGATAAGCTAACTGATCATAATAATTTAGAAGGCTTACAAGGTGGTTCTTCTACTGAACGATATCATTTAACATTAGCTGAAAAAAACGCTATTGGTAGCGGTTCTTCTATTGAAACAACTTATCCGATGTTAAAATACTGTAAACAAGATAATTTTGGAGAATTATCAGGTAATGATATAGATTATTATATTGATTGTGTTAGTGGTGATGATTCTACTGGTGATGGAACTAGTTCTAATCCTTTTAAAACATTAAAAAAAGCAATAGAATCATCACCAACATTATGGATAGGCAATTTTAATTTTATAATAATTAATGATATTTATACTTTAGATAGTATGGAGTATATTACTTTAAAAGGTGCTACAAGAATTGATATACCAATACCAATTACTTATACTATTAAATCAGAAAGTGGTGGAACATTAACTATCTCTAGAGATTCTAGTTTAGCAGATGGTAATGCTTCTGGTTTATATATTAGTAATTCTTATAGATCTCTAAGTAAAGAAGAAGTATTGGTAGGAATAATTGCTTTAAAAATTGATGAATGCCAATTACATATCACATGTGCTAATAGTATTAGTTGGGCAGATACCCCTTCAAAACTCACATTTGCAAAACAATCTAGTTCTGTTGATGGTACTTTTACATTATTTAATTTTAGTGATACTTTTTGGTATTTAGTAGATGGATCTTCTACTGTTACATTAACTATTGATATGACTGGTATTAATAGTGGTAATAATTATAGACCTTGCTTAATTCAGGTTCATTCTTTGAGATTTCCAGTTGGTTATACATATACTGGGAAATTAGTTATTGATACTTTAGATCCTACACTAGAAGTTCCAGCATTAGCACATGTAAATACTACACAAAGAGTATCCGATGGATTTTGGTTTGTAAATCATAGTGTATTATTAGAAATTAAGAATGCTTATGTAGGATTATTATTTGGATCATTAGGTATATCATCTCATCCAGCAATAGTTAGAATTGATAATACTTCTAAAAATAGTAATATAATGTTAGCAAATTCATTAGCACTAACTAATTGTAATGAAGGAATTCATTTAAGAAGAAATATAGTTGCAAATTATCAATATTATGGAACTGAGCCAGTATTTACGGGTTGCACTACTGATTATGTCTTAGATGCTAATGCTCAACTAATTCCAAGTGGTACTATTTAAAATGTATTGATATATAGTCAATTACTATGGAGACGAGCTCCATAGTTTTCTTCACTAATCCAAATAAATTAATTTTTAAAGGAGTAATTAAAAATGAACATAGCAATTTATAACAAATCAACCAAAATTTTACATCATATTATTAATGATGCTGAAATATTTTCTAATGAGATTAAAGGTAGTAATAAAACTATGAAAGGTTTTTCAGGATGGGTTGATTATGGTTTTATAACAATTCCAGATTCCTATAATTTAGCTGATCATATATCTGGATCAGAAACCATTACACAAACAGATCCTATTACTGGAGAATCTCATGAAGTTACAGTACCAACTTATGATAATGGTGCTTATATTGAAGGCGAATTAATTCCAAATTCAGATTCAGTAGTTGATGAATATGATGCTACTGCAGTACAAGCTAAAGAACTTGGTATATTAGTTACTAAAAAAGTAAGAAGACAATATACATTAGATAATGAAAATGAACTTAATAGAAAAATGAATGCTGTTAATAATGGTATACTTGATAGTTCTTCTGATGATGGTATTAAAGCTATTTCTGATTTTACAGCTTATAATACTTATGTTGAGCAATGTATTACAGAAGCTAAATCAGAATTAGGAATTTAAATCAGAATTATTTTGAATATATTAAAAATTTAAAGGAGAATTTAAAATAATGCCAAAGAAAAAAGATAATAAGGAATCTAAAAAGAAATCAAAAGTAACAAAAATAGATTCTAAAAAAGATAATAAGGAATCTAAAAAGAAATCAAAAGTAACAAAAATAGATTCTAAAAAAGTAAATAAAAATAATTTACAATCTGAAATTAAAGAATTAAAAATTCAGATTTATGATATTTTAGAAAATGAAAATATGATTAATCTTAATATTAAACAATTAACTAATAAGCATAATGAATTAGAAAAAAATAAAATGGAATTAATAGGTAAATTAAATAAGTTAAGAACTCAATTAGTTAAATAAAATAGTTATTTCGCTGACAATATACATTACTTATTTTAAGTATAAGGGGATATTAAAAATTAATATCCCCCATTTTTTACGTGTTAATTATTAATATTTTAATAATTAGATTAAATACTGAAAATAGGTTCTTATTATATCATTCCAAAAAAAGATCAACAGTAGAGAGAACATATCTAAAAATATATTATATATAAATAATAGTTGTACCAAAACAACTACTAACTATAAAGTAATTAAAGATATATGTAAGTTCTATAAGAACAATGGAGTAGTTTTTTAAAGTCAGATCGCAGAATCTATTAAAAAATTAAATTGTTCTTATAAGAAACATTTTTTTTACATTGAAAAAAAGATCAACAGTAGAGAGAACATATCTAAAAATATATTATATATAAATAATAGTTGTAACCAAACAACTACTAACTATAAAGTAATTAAAGATATATGGTTCTTCTTGAAAGAACATTGACCAGTCTTTTAAGTGTAGTTACAAAAAATAATCATTTTATCAATTAATTTCAAAAAAGTATCTTTTATAGTATCTCTTTTTTTTTGTTAAATTTTTAAATTTTTAGTATTAAGATAGGATTTTTTAATCTTTAGTGAGATTAAAAAAATCCAATCTAAGAAAGACTAAAGTCTACTATTACACTATTTAAAAATTAGTTATACTTTCATTTATATCAGTACAAAAAATATAAAAAATTTTAAAAAATTACAAAATAAATATCTGACAAGAAAGGAAACAAAATGTATACTCCAGAAAAAATACAATTATTTATTAGAAAGGTCAATAAACTTAGATTTCTTCCTAATACTAAAGAAAATAGAAATAAATATAAAATTATATATCTACCAGAAAATATCAAATTTGATAAAGTATATCCTTTAATGAACTTATATAAACAAGATATTAGGAGAGTTGTTAATCCAAGATTAAAAATTTCTGGTATGGGTACTATTAATATAAATACAGATACTAATAAAGCTATTAAAAAATTAGGACTATTAATATCAGTTAATAGAAAATCAGTTGAAAATACTAATCAGAATTATATTATTGATACAACAGAAATAATCAAAAAAATTATTACTGTTAATAAAAGAAATTTTATTTCTAGTGTAAGTAATAGATTATATACTTCTTTATTAGATAAGTTAGTTACTCCTTTAAATAAAAATAAAAAAGAAACTACTTATAAAAATATTATAATGTATTGCATGGATGTAGGTTCACCAATAGAACCAGATATTAAAAGAAGAGTTATATTTCCATTATTATTTTTTTATATTAGAAATAAAATACAAATACCTGGTATAGATTATATTTTTTTATGTTTAGTAAATTCTAAAAAACCTGATAAGTTACCAGTATACATAAAAATTTATGATTCTAATATTAAAGGTAATTTCTATTCAAGAATAATGAATATTTTTAAAAGTATCAAATTAGATAATACTGAAATTGAAAATTATGTAGATGATCTTTCACAAAATATAATTAAAAATGAAACAGATAATTCTAATATGTTAAATAATATATATCAGAAAATTACCAATAAGAAATCTGATGAAGTAACTGATGTTGAAAAATATAAAATCAATAATAAGATTTCATCTGCAATATCAATATATTTAAAAGATAATCCAGAAAATACAAATTTATTTACAGATATATTAGGTAAAAAATCTGATTCTGTTAATGAATTAATATTGAAACATGCAATAATAGCAACTGCAACTATATATGCAGCAACTAGAAATAAAGAAAAAAGTGATAAAATTTTAAAAATTGGATTAAAATCAAGTAAGAAAACTAATACTAAATTAAAAAATAATGATATTAATATAATTAAAAAATTTACTGATTTAACAGATACTTATATAGATAGAGTAATAGATAAATTTACTTTTCAGAATTTATCTCAAGATCCATTAATATCTAAATTAGATTTACCAAAGATAGTAGACGATAAAGTTCCTGATGAATTATTTTATAAGAAACAATATGATTATACTGTGGAATTAAAAAATGATATAATTAAATTATTTAAACAATTTGAAACAAAACAATTTCCATTAAAATTAATTAGTATTAAAGCTAGTAATAAACAAAATGAAAATGAAATTAAAAAAACAGTATATATGGTTTTTGATATTACATTACAAGATGATAAAGGTAAACAATTTAATATACAATTAATGTTACCAAGTATAGATAGTAATGGTAATTTTTTAATAAATGGACATAAGAAATTATTAATAAATCAATTAATATTAAAGCCAGTATATTTTCCAAAACCAAGAGTATGTAAAATAACTTCTTTTTTCTCAACAGTAACAATTGAAAATAGATATGTTAGACAAATTTATTATTTAAGAATTTATCTAGTTGGTTTAGTATTGTCTATGTATAATTATTTAGCATATACTACAAGATCATTAGGTGGTCCTGATTATATATTTAAAAGATTAGGATTAACTTATCAAATTAGTGATAATACTAAAGAAACAACTAAAATTAAAAGAAGTACTAAAAATAATTGGTATATAAATTTTTTTAATCAAGGTACTATATTTTTTAATAAAGCTAAAATGGAATCTTCACCGTTATTAAGATCATTATATTATGGTATGAAAATGGTTAATTATAAAAGATTAAAAATTACATTACAACAATTTTTAGATCCTAATTTTCAATCAACAATAATAATATTAGGAACTGGAAAAAAGAATGCTCCTTATAGATTAGATAATCTTAATGCTGGATTCTTAGATCAAGTAACTAAAGAATTATTAGAAAATGATAATTATCCTACAAAGTTACTTGATTTATTTTGGTGGGCTATGGAAAAAGTTCAAACTGATTATGTAGATGTTAGAACTGATTTGTCAAAACAAAGAGTTAGATCAACAGAAGTTTTTACTCATGGAGTATATAAGCAATTATTAATAGCATATAATCAATATTTAAATAAAAGATTATCTGGTATTGAAGATGCTAATTTTGAAATTGATCCAATGCATGTATTTAAACAAATTGCTAATTCTCAATTAGTTAGAATGAAAAATAATATTAATCCAATGCAAGAATTAACTGATATGAGTAGAACTACTTTAGTAGGTTTAGGTGGTATAGCTAATTCTAATGGAGCTACAGGTTCTTTGAGAACTATTAATGATAGTTACTTTGGTACATTAGCTCCTGCTGATACTCCAGAAGGTGGTGCTATTGGGATATTAAATCAATTAACTGTTAATAGTAGTTTTAAAAATACAAGAGGAGAATTAAATCTTAAACAAATTAATAATAATGAAAAAGCAGGTTTATTATCAGTTAGTGGTGCTATTGTTCCATTCTGTAATCATAATGATGGAGCTAGAATGATGATGGCTACAAACCAAACTAGACAGATTGTATCATTAATGAATCCTGAACCACCATTAGTTCAAACTGGTTATGAAACAATTTTAGCTAGTTTTTTAAGTGATGCTTTTTTAAAAAGAAGTCCATTTAATGGAACAATAGTTGAAGTTACTAATAATTATATAATGATAAAAGAAAAATCAAAACAACATCAAAAAGAAAATAAAATTAAAATTGATTTACAACCTGTTTTATTACCTTCTGGTCAAGGTATTCATGGAGTTTCATATTTTAATCCAAAAGTAAAAGTAGGTCAAAAGATAAAATATAATCAAGTTATTGCTGAAGGTGCTACTATGGTTGATTCTACTATATCATTAGGTAGAAATTTATTAGTAGGTTATATGCCATATAAAGGTTATAATTTTGAAGATGGAATAGTAATCAATTCTAAATTATTAAAACAAAAAAGAATGATATCAAAGCATTTACAAAAAATTGAATTTCATATACCAGAAAATTCAAAAATATTATCAACACCAGGAAATGATCCTAATAGAAAAGATATTAGTTCTACATTAGAAGAATTATTTAATATTACAAATGATGAAGGCGGGATAAAATATTCAGCTGGTGATACTATAATATCATATTTACCAAAACAAATATCTGAAATGATTGAATTAGATATTGATGAAATGACATCAGATGGAATTATATTAATAAAGGCTCCTTATGACGGTAGAATAATAGATATTGAAGTGAGTAGTAATGAATCTATAGATGATCATCCAAAATTAAAAAAATTATTTTTGACTAGTAATCAATTAAAAAAATCAAAAGGAAAAGCAGTAATTCCAAATGGTAAATATAAATTAAAAGATGAAACATTTAAAGGAACTATAATTAATATATTATATGAATATAAAGATGAAGGAATTATACTTGGTAATAAATATTGTAATAGACATGGTAATAAAGGCACAATTTGTTATATAGAAGATAAAATGCCTATTACTCCTTGGGGAGAAGAATTAGATATTATATTTAATCCACTTGGTATTATTTCTAGAATGAATATTGGTCAAATTTTAGAATTATATTGTGGTTTAATTTGTAGAGAATTAAGAAATAGAATGGTTAAAAATTCTTCTAAAAAGAATGTAACTAGTTTACTTAAAAATATATATCAGGATATATTAGATAATAGTCCTAAGAAAGTTGTATCTAAATCTATGATTAAAATTATAAATAATATGAGTACAACTGTTTATAAAAAATGGTTTGAAAATAATGTTAAAAATAGAATTGGTTTTTCTTTAATATTTCCTACGTTTAATACTCCAACTATGAAAGATATTTCAAAAGTATTAATAAAATTAAAACTAAAAGATTCATATATATTAGATTTACCAAGTTATGGACCAGGAGTTAAAACAAAATTCCCAGTAGCTGTAGGTTACTTATATATTTACAAATTAGAACATATGGCTAAATTTAAATTATCATCGAGATCAACCGCAAAGTATTCTAGTAAAACTATGCAACCAACAGTAGGTAAAAAAAATATTGGCGGTCAAAGATTTGGTGAATTTGATTCATGGGCTTTATTTAGTTATGGAGCTAAATCATTAATAAAAGAATTTTATAGTTTATCATCTGATGATGTTAGTAATAAAAATAAAGTAATATCTGATATTATACAAGATGGATTAGCTCATTTACCAGATGAAGCTAAAACAACTCCAACAAAGGATTTATTAGAAATGTATATTAAAATGATGATGTTAGATATACAAGGAGAAATGTAATGCTAGATAAAGAAATTATAAAAGAAAAATATTTAATGCAATCTAATTTAGAATTAGATAGTGTTTCTAATTGGATTAAAATAAAATCATTAGACAATACTAAAATTATTTTAAAATTATTAGATTTTATATTTTCTAAAAATAGTAATAAATATATATGGAAAGAATTAAGAAATGATATTTTAAAAAGATTTATATGGGAATGTCATTTAAATAATTTAATAATAGATTGGAATAGTATAGTTGGTTTAAATGAATTAAAATTAAAGTATTATAATAAAATTCCTGATTGGTATGAAGATATATATGAAGATGATTCAATCATACAAGCATGGAATAAAATTATATATGAAAGTTTATATTTACAGTATCCTAATTTAGATATTAAATTATTAGATATTTCTGATAATAATTATATTGAAATATTTTGTAATCTTTTTAATATAGTAGAAATATTAGAATTTAATTTACCAAAATTTTTAAAAAAATCATTAATTGGATTTTATGATATTTATAAAGATTTTTCTAAGGAAGAATATAGTAAGATTTTAAAAACTCCAATAAGAGAATTGAAAGAAGAATATATTGGTGTTATTTGGAATTTAACTATTGAAAAATTAAAAAGAATTATTTCTTGGAAAAAGGTAAATATATTTATTGATACTCAAAATTGGGATTTTATTAATGAATATATTTTTTATAAATTATAAATAATAAAAAGGAGATTGTTCATGAGTAAAAAAATATGTGGAGAAAAATGTGAAATTTATTCAAGAGTATGTGGGTTTTTTAGACCTGTTGATGGTTGGAATCGTGGTAAGAAACAAGAATTTAAAGATCGTAAAGAATATGATATAAAAATTAATAATAAAAAAACAAAGTAAAATAGAAATATTCTAAGGAGGCTTTTCATTTTGATAGTAGGATTTCATGGTACTTCATTAGTAGATTATCCAAATCTAGTTAGTAGTGTAATATATTTATCTGGTTGTAATTTGCATTGTCCATATTGTTATAATGCAATAATAGTCAATAATAATAAAAAAACAAATGTCTTTTCTGAAGAAGAAATAATTAATCAATTAAAAATCAGAAAATTATTTATTGATGCTATTGTAATAACAGGTGGGGAGCCAACATTATATAAAGATTTAATACCACTAGTAAATAATATAAAAACAAACGTACCAGAAATAAAAATTAAATTAGATACTAATGGATTAAGACCAGAAATTTTTTCAAAATTAGTTGATATAATAGATTATGTTGCAATGGATATAAAAGATGATCCATATAATTATTTTCAATATTTTTCTTCTAATGATGTTTCTAAACAAGTTCTAGAAAGTATTAATTTATGTCGTAAAGTAAAAAATTATGAATTTAGAACTACTATTACAAAGAAAACTTTTACATTACAATCCGCTATTGAAATATCAAAATACTTAAATAAAAAAGATAATTACTATATACAAAATTTTCAATATCAACTTAATCCTGAATTATTAATTAATCATGGATTATTTGATAATGATAATGAAAGAAGTTTTTCATTGTCAGAAGCAAAAAAAATTACTAAACCAATTAGTGATATATGTCAAATACATTTTAGAGGATTTTAAAATAATTTTAAAATAAAAAAAAAAGGATTTCTCAGAACATGAATATACAGATAAATAAAAATCAAATAATACCACAAAGATCAGTTCAATTTGAACCAACACCTGCATTTATAAAAAAATCTATTAACTTAGTAAACGATTATATTTCTAAAGATGATTGGAGAGTTAATGAAAATGCTAATGCTGGGTATTCTATACAAGGATTAAATAGTCATATTACTACTTATGTATCTGCATTATATTGGTTATATGAAATATATAATGAAGATATAAGAAATGCACATACAAGAGGAGAAATGCATATACATGATCTTGGATATTTAACAGCATATTGTGCAGGATGGAGTTTGAAAGATTTATTACTTAAAGGATTCGGTGGAGTATATGGAAAAATAGCTTCAAGACCTGCAAAACATTTTAGAGCTATATTAGGACAAATATGGAATTTTATGTATTCAATGCAGGGAGAAGCTGCTGGAGCTCAAGCATTTTCATCTTTTGATACATACCTTGCACCTTTTATTAAATTTGATAAATTAAATTATTCTCAAGTAAAACAAGCTATGGAAGAATTTATATATAATATGAATATTCCAACTAGAGCAGGATTTCAAACTCCATTTACAAATATAACAATGGATTTACAATGTAATTCTGTAATGAAAGACCAACCAGTTATATATGCTGGTGAATATATTAATCATACATATTCTGAATTTCAAAAGGAAATGAATATGATTAATAAAGCATTTTGTGAAGTTATGATGCAAGGTGATTCTAATCAAAGAATATTTACATTTCCAATACCAACTTATAACATTACTAAAGATTTTGATTGGGAAGATAAAAATTTAAAATCATTATGGGAAATGACTGCTAAGTATGGAATTCCTTATTTTGCAAATTATGCTAATTCAGATATGAGCCCTGAACAAGCCACCTCAATGTGTTGCCGCTTAAGAATTGATCATACTGAACTTAATAAAAGAGGTGGTGGACTTTTTGGTTCTAATCCATTGACTGGTAGTATAGGTGTTGTTACTATTAATTTACCAAAGCTTGGTTATCTTGCTTATAGTAATAATGATTTTTATGATAGATTAGAAAAAGTAATGTATCTTGCAAAAGATTCTTTATTAATTAAAAGAAATATTATTGAAGATTTAACTGAGAATGATATGTATCCATATATAAAATATTATTTATCTGATATTAAGAAAAGATTTAATAAATATTGGGCTAATCATTTTAATACAATAGGTATTATAGGAATGAATGAATGTTGTTGAAATAGAATACATAAACCATTATCACATCCAGATGGTAAAAAGTTTGCTTTAGAAGTATTAGATTTTATGAGAAGTAAATTATTAAAGTATCAAAAAGAAACAAAGTTGATGTGGAATTTAGAAGCAACCCCAGCCGAGGGCATGGCTTTTCGCTTAGCAAAAAAAGATAGATTAAAATATAAAAATATAATTACATCAGGTACGGAAGATAATCCTTATTATACTAATAGTACTCACTTACCAGTAGATTATACTAATGATGTATTTGAAGCATTAACACATCAAGATGAATTACAATGTAAATATACTGGTGGTACTGTATTTCATGCTTATTTAGGAGAAGCTATAGATGATTGGAGAACTTGTAGAAACTTAGTTAGAAAGATTGCTGAAAATTTTAAGTTGCCATACTATAGTATATCGCCCGTATTTAGTATTTGCCCAAAATGCGGGTATATATCCGGAGAGCACGATACTTGTCCCAATTGTGTATAATCAAAATTAATTTGAATATATAGTAATTCTATAATAAGGGAGTTATTATGTATCAAAAATATTTTGAATTTATCAATATATATCCATATATTGATAGCTGCATTAAAATAAATTTAAATTTTGATGATGCTTATATTAGATTAAAACAATATTATAAAAAAGATTTTAAATATACTAAAAAACAAATATATAAAAATTATGTATTATATTATGCAATTATAAATAGAAATTTAAAACTTGATTTTGACAATATAAAATATAATAATATTAAAAAATTTATAGTTGATATATATAATATTAAAATTAATAAAATACAATTTTTAGACACTATTATTAATGATTTAGAATTTCATAATAATGATATATATTATGAAATTATTGATAAAAATAATATTGATAAATTAGATCAACAAACTGTAGAGAAATTATTTAATACTATACTTGATAATAGTAAATTAAATGAAACTAAAACTAAAACTAAAACTAAATCAATATTTAATTTTATATATAATAGTAAACATCAAATATCATATACTTTTTATAAAATAAAAAAGTTATATGATTATAGTATTATTAGTAAATCTTTATTATATTATATTACTATAAAAAAATTAAAAAAAGATATTAATAATAATATTTCGAATAAAAATAATAGTTCTATAACATCAAATAATTTTATAGAAATTATGACTGAAGAATTTAATTGTTTACAAGAAATAATTAAATTAGATTCTAAATTAGAAGATTATTTAACAGAATTATATTTTAAGTTTAATTTTAAATATATTAAATATGAACATGGAAGATCAAATTTATATAATAATATAACTGGTAATATTTTACCATATAATTCTTCATCTTCATCTTCATCAGAATGTAATAATTCTTCATCACCATCTTCATCAGCAGATTCTTATTTAATAGACTATAAATATTTAGCAGCTCAATATTTTTTAGATTTTAATCAAGGAGATAAATAATGACAAGATATATAAAAAGAATACCAGATAATTGTTTTCTTCAAGATACTGAAACTTTTGATAAAGAAGTTGAATTGATATGTCAAATAACTAAGTATGCAAATAGTTTTGCTTTAAAAGGTTATAGATGGCCTTATATACAAAAAAAGCTAACTGAAAAATTTGGTAATAAAAAATATGCTTGGGTTATTAACTTTTTAGAATTTAAAAAAAATATTCCTAAAAAATATAAAAAGAAAAATAGTAAGCAATATATTAAATTAACTAAAAATAGTAGAATACCAAATTTAAAAATAAAAGATAATGATTTAAAAATTTTATTGAGTTTAAATACAATATCTGAAGCTCATAAATATATTGTAAAAAATAAATTAGAATTGAAATATAATTTTGATGTTAAATATATATTAGATTGGTGGACTTCAAAAAAATTTGTAAAAAAGGAAAAACCAAATGAATAATAGTTTATTATACAAATTAAAAAGAAAATTATATACCGTAATTGGTGATTTAACTTGGCATGGATTTAAAAAACCATTTAGCATATTATACAAACCAAAAGGTTATAAAATTAAAGATAAAACTCTAAATGATTTAAATTATTTTGTATTTAATGAATTATTATTACCTGGTGATATAATACTAAGAAGATATGATAAATATTTTAGTAGTTATTTTATCCCTGGAGAATTTAAACATGCAGGTATATACATTGGTAAGGATGAAAATGATAATACCCATAGAGTAATACATTCAATATCTGAAGGTGTACAATATATAAATATTTTTGATTTTTTTAAGACTGATTATATTTGTATTATAAGAGTTAATGATTTAACTGATAAGGAAAGATTATTAGTTTGTAATAGAGCTAAGGCTTGTCTTAATAAACCTTATGATTTTGATTTTAGATATACTAATTCAGAAGCTTTATATTGTACTGAATTAGTTGGTTATTGTTATGAACCATTAAAGGATAAATTTAAATTTAAATTAAAAATGCAAGGCTGGGGACCAATTAAAAGAAAATCTTTATTAGCAGATAATATTATATTAACAGAAGAAGGATGCTTAATATATAATAGTCCTAATAGTGAAAAATTCAAAGTAATCCAGAAAAAATTAAAAATTGAAAAGGAGTAAATTTGATTATGTCTAAAACTGTAATCCGAATACAAAATAAAAAAACTAAATATGGTTTTTGTAAAGGTTGCAATAAAGTTGATTTGGAATTAGTTAGATTTGAATCTAATTTTGGAACTGAAACATTATGTATTAAATGTTATAATGAACGATTTATAAGTAAGAAAGAGGATTAAAAAATGAATAAAGTTTTAACAATTGAATATGGTAAAAATCCACAAATAAAAATATATAAAAATAATATATCTAAGATAGAAGAATATAAAGTTGGAGATAAAATTATTAGTAAGAGACTTGGAATAACACCAACTAAATATCCAGTTTCTTTTAAATATGAACACAATAAAAAATTAGTATGTGAAGAAGTAACTAATATAAATCAAGAAATTTTAGATTTTTATTTATTAGATAAAAAAGGTACTCAATTTAAATTATGGGATAATAAATATTGTGATTATATTTTTCCTGGTGAAACTTGGGAAATTGATTTAGAATCATCTGCTATGGCTAAGAAACATATAATTTTTAAAAATTATGTAGTAGAAGATAAAATATTAGAAATTAATTTACAAATAAATTTTAATGATATTAAAAAGATATTTACTAAAAAATATATTAAATATATTATAGATTTAATAAATGATAATCCAAAAAAGAAAATTATTCATTTTAATATTATGACTCAATTAAATAATTTAGATGATCAATATATTTCATATATTTATACTAATGTTTTACCATTATTCTTTTTTAAAGTATCATCTGTAATAGATAGAAAAGATATATTATATATTGATTATGATTTAAAAGAATTAGAATATATTGAAGAAACTAGTAATGATAAAATATTATCAGTTGGTATTGATGAAATATCAAAAGAAGAACTAATATTACAAGTTAAAGATCATGAAGATTTAATATTTAATTATATGTTATATGCTAAAACTGATCCATATAAAATTTTCTTTACTCCTTCAAAAACAATGTCTATGTATTTAATGGGTATTTTAAAAAGAGGAGACATAAATATGTTAGTTCCATGTGGTGTAGCATTATGGGAAGATTATTATTTTAATCCAATATATTATAATACTATTAAATTAGAAAATGATATTGTACATTTAACAAATATTCCAAATAAAAATATTTTAAAATTAAATGATTTTTTAATTAAAAAATTAAAAATGGAGAGTTGAAAATTATGTATAATATATTATTTTATTTGATAATGTTTGTAATAGGTTTTAATACTGGTAGATTATTAAATTATAGGGTTCATAATAAACATGAATAATATAGTTACTATATTTGATTGGGATGGAACATTAGTAAATGAAATAAAATTTACTAATAATTTAGAATGTATTATTGGTACATTATTTAAACAAAAATATATTAATAAATCATTAGTCTTAGAAATTTTAAAAAATAATAATTATAGTATAATAACAGCAAGATGTATATATTCAATGTTATTAGTTAGATTAAGATTGATAAAAGATTTTTATAAATATTTAACAATATCAGAAATAATAAATATTTTATTAACTAGATTTAAAGTAGATACTCCAAGTAGAAAATTTTTTTATAAAAAGTATGATGATATCACTTTACAAGAAATGGCTTCAATTAAAATAAAATATAAACTTACTCAATTAAATTTTTCTGGTATTAAAAAATGTAATATTAAATATATAGATTTAGATCTATAAATTAAAGAATAAATAATATAATTGTATATATAATTAGGAGAGTATAAAAATGTTATATCAACATAAAGTAAATTTTGAAATTGATATTGATTTCGATGATTCAATAACTAATCAATTTCAAAATAATAAAACATATATAAGTATATTATTTAAAGAATATATTTTACAAAATAAAAGAAATATAAAATTTTTAAAAAATTACCCAGAAATAAATAAAATAATAATTTATGAAAATAATATAAAAATATTTGAATTACATAATGCTAATAAAAATAATTATATTGATAATATAAAAATAACTGATATACCATGTTCTCCATAGAAATAGGTAAGGATAATAAAAAGTGAAATTCTTACCTATTTCTAATATTAAAAATTAAGGTTTGTTTTTATGAATCAATTAGAAAAAGAATCTAATGAAATTTGTATCATAATTAGAAAAGCACAAATATTAATAGATTCAGGTTTATCATATTTTGAAGCTAAAGATATATTATCAAAAACTTATAAAATAGAAAGTAATTGGTTAATTAATTTTTTAGAATTTAAAAAAGAAATTAAGAAAACAAATATATTATATATTGAAAATATATTAGATAATAATTATAGAGAAATTATATTAGAGTTACCAAATCAATATCAAGTATATAAATTTTATGAACAATATCTTGATCAAAATTTATTTGATTTAAAAACTTTAATTGATTGGTGGTGGATAACTAATAGAAAGAGCAGTTTATCTTTTGATAGTAACCAATGTAAATTCCTCTAATGTATCCTTTTCGTAGTCATAATTAAAATTGTATGGGGTTGATCTTTAAAAAGATTGACCCCAATTTTTTACGGTTTAAATATTTATAAATTATTAATAATATTATTAATTTTTTTAGTTAAATTATTAATTCTTTTTTTCTTATCTTTAATAGTTTTATTTTCAGGTATAGTTTTATCCAAATCATTTACCCAGTAATGTTTCATTTTTCTTTTTGGATATTCCATTACTACATACTTATGAGCTCTAATAATTTTATTTTTATTCCATCCAATTATAGTAATGCCATCAATAATAATTTGCCAATAGTTATGTAATTTTGAATGATAGTTTGCTAATTGCGTATCATTTAAATTTTTAATTTCATTAACAGGAATTTCTTTAATAGGCTTTTTAATATTTTCAGAATAATCTAAATAAGTTTTTTTCTTCATAAAAATTTCCTTTCTATTTTTATATATTTTATGACATATGTTCATAATTAGTTACTGTTATTTTAAGTGGTGGTTTACTATATATATATATTATATGGAATTCTAAAATTTTTGATTCTTTTATAGTAATATAGAAGTGTTAAAATTTTAAAATTCTTTTTTTTTTGTTTTTTAATAATATAAAAAAGGAGAAGTTATAAAAATGAAAATCAAAAATATCAGTAAAAATGAGTATCGCAAGTC